TATATAACGAAGAGATCATGCCCGAAAACCATATCGCGATACCATTAGAACACCCGGAATTTAATCAACCACGCGTTCCAGGTGAAGAAGATTTTTACGCGGCTATAAGCTTTTTACGAAAAGCGGGTAAATATGATTATTTACTCGCGGAAAAAATAAAACGCGAAAAAAAAGAAGTATCCCGTTACCCGTTAAAACGTATAACAAACCGCGTCGAAAAATGTACCCGAAAACAACTATGTCATCATCACGACATTCCTTACGATGAAAATAGTATACCGACGATTCAAAAAATTAACTTATTATTAGGAAGTTCTTACGATTTAAGAGATGAATGTAAAAAATACATGAAAACATGTAATGATACGGCCCAAA